TGGGAAACAAAAATAGAAAGCCTTACAGTTAGTTCTAATAGAAAACATACACTTCAATCTTCAACAAACGCTAGTACTCAAACTTAATAATAAATCAAATGTCATACTATCCTAAAACGAAAATTCAAACAAATTTATTTTCTAATGGAGAATTAATTAAGATATCTGATTTATCTTCATATATAGGACCTTATTATAAATTATCTACTGGTCAAAGATATATAGGAGCTACCCCTCAAGCAAGGCGTTATCCTGATGAATTAATAGATCCCTCAGAATTAACCCCTATTCCTACCCAAGGATTATTTACTGAAATCCAAACATCTTTTTCAAGTACAAGCTCAATTAATACTTACGTACAAAATTTAAAAGAAATTCCAACAACTAAAATAGTTCCCACTCCTTTCTACCCAGAACCTAATAGCCAAGATTATGAAATAGGTTATTTTTCAAGATATTTTGCTAAACAAGTTAATGCTTTAAAATTTATTGAGATAAATAAAAAAACATTTGAAAATATGTCATCTCATAATGATCAATATTTATGGCAATTATATAAAACAACTTCTTTACCTTGGCAAATTAGTGGAGATATAGAAAAAGTTCTTAACACTAATAGAAAAATAGTTAAATTAGAAGAAAAAAATGGTTTTAATGGATTATCTTTATTTTTAAAAGAAAATTATCTTCAATTTTATCAAAGTTAAACTTGGATAATCTATAAAATTTAATTATATTAAATACTATAAATAAAATGGTTATACTAAATGTTCTGGTTAATAGAGACTCAAGATCAAATTGAATATTTGATAAATAAACAATATAAGGAAGCATTCATTGAAATAGTTCCTTATCATAATAATATACATCCTACGCTTAATGGCGTGTCGTTAGTATATTTTAGACCGTCTATAGAACAAAAAGGGTATATGTTATGTATCGACCACAGCGAGACATTATCCGTTAATAAAACGCATATAGATGCGTTATTACACAATATAGAATGGTTGTGGGTGCGTGATAAGAAAAATGCATTATATTATTTTCAAATTAAGGGCTTGCATGACGTAAACATACTCACTCCTCCGTATATACAAGACCCAACACCAACTCACACATATTTTTATAACAAGTATCCGGACAATAAAGAAATTAACAAAGTTGTGCCGGTAGTTAAGCATTATGAGTATTGTGAAAATATTTATAATAAAGTAAAACAGCATTTTACTCACGAATTACCAGAGTATTTTGACTTTTATAATAATAAATCAACACTCGCATTCTTAGGAATCGAAAAAAATGGAATAACAATAAATGAAACAGTTTTTAATCAACACTTTAAACCAACAAATCCACACTACTCAGTTAGCGACAGTAAGGTATTCACACATTATAACCTTTTTACAACTACACGTAGACCAAGTAACTCTTTTAATGGCATTAATTTTGCCGCATTAAATAAGGATTCGGGCGCTAGAGAGAGTTTTATACCACAAAATGATGAATTTATTGAACTCGATATTAGCGCATATCATCCTCATCTTGCTGCTCGTTTGGTCGCCATGGATTTTAATGGACAAGATGTTCACCAAACGTTTGCCGACCTCTATGGGACAAGCTATCAAGAAGCAAAAGAACTCACGTTTAAACAACTTTATGGTGGCGTGTTTAAAGAGTATGAACACATTGAATTTTTTCAAAAAGTAAGTAAATTTATTAATGATAACTGGAAGGAGTTTAATAACTCGGGACAAGTTATTGTGCCAACTTCAGGTTATTGTTTTAAAAAAGATAAACTGGATAATATGAATCCACAAAAGTTATTTAATTATATTTTACAAAACTTGGAAACAGCAACCAATGTTTGTATCTTGATGGATATTCATAAGTTGTTAAGAGGCAAGAAAACTAAAATAGTATTATATACGTACGATAGTTTTTTGTTTGATTATTCGGTAGATGAAAATTTAATAGATGAGATAAAAAATATATTTGACAATAAAGGTTTACAAATAAAAATTAAAAATGGACGCAACTATGACTTTTGACACACATTACAATATTTATTGGGAGAAAACCCAACTAAATACTAAAGATTTGAATAATAAGTTATTTTGTACGTTCGTTAGTGAGGATGTGCTTGACGATATGGTTACGAGTATATCAAAAGCATATTCTATTATGTACAATAAAATGTTCGTCTTATTTGTTAAAAGTACAGGTGAGTATGTTATTACATATAATGTTGAACAGGCAAATGTTAGCAATATTCCTCTAAATACTATTTTAGTACATCGCAAGAAAGAAACAAACACTCTATATACAATTAATGCCCTAAATGATTTAATTAAAAAATTAAATGGGGGAGTAGTTGATACAAGTTATAAAGTTAACTGGCAACACTATCAAAATTGTATTCTCCTAACCCAGAGTGGAGATCTCAAACAACTTAATACAAAAGTTTATAAGATTATTGAACTTTAATTTGGTAAAGCGCCAAACGGTTATTATATTTATGTTACAAACAAAATTTGATTAGTTATGGATTTAAATGAAATGAGAAACCGACTGTCAGCAATGCAGTCAAAACAAGCCGGTAAAGGCAGCGGAGAAAAAAAATCTGTCTTTTGGAAACCTTCAGTAGGTAAACAAGTAGTCCGTGTAGTACCTTCCAAGTACAACAAGAAAAACCCTTTTACGGAAATGTATTTCCACTATGGTATTGGAAAAAATACTATGGTATCTCCAATTAACTTTGGTGAGAAAGATCCAATCGTAGAATTTGCAAAACAATTGCGTACCACTAGCGACAAGGAAAATTGGCGTTTGGCTAAGAAATTAGATCCAAAAATGCGTATCTTTGTTCCTGTTGTTGTACGTGGTGAAGAAGCAGAAGGTGTTAAATTGTGGCAATTTGGTAAGGAATTATATATGGATTTCTTAAATCTTGCTGATAACGAAGATGTAGGTGATTTTACAGACGTAGTAAATGGTCGTGATATTACTTTAACTACTGTAGGTCCTGAAGTAACAGGTACAAACTACAACAAAACAACTATTATGCCCAAAGTTAAAGAAACACAATTGGCAGATAGTAAATCAGCAATCGAAGCATTGTTAGACAATCAACCTAATCCTATGGAAGTATTTAAAAAATATTCATATGAGGAAATGAAGCAATCGCTTCAAGAATGGTTAACTCCTGAAGATGAGTACGAAGAAGGTGCTATCATCGATGATGAAAAAGAAGAAGAAGTAGTTGAAAAACCTTCTAAAGCTTATTCAATCAAAACTCCGGTAAAAGAACAAACGAGTAAAGCAGATAAATTTGATGCTTTGTTTGAAGACGATTCACCCTTTTAATTTAAAAATATATGGCAAGAAGTAAAAAAAGCGAATCGCTAACGGCTGCTCTCTCCTCTGAACTTAAATCAAAATTTGATTTAACTAAGTTTAAGGAAAAGAAAATGCTCAACTCAAACGTAAAATTTAAAGAGCAAAAATGGATTCCACTAAGCACAGCATTTCAAGATGTAACCTCAGTACCAGGGATTCCAATGGGCCACATTGTACTTCTTCGCGGACACAGTGATACAGGTAAAACAACCGCTATGATTGAAGCAGCGGTTTCAGCCCAAAAAATGGGTGTTTTACCTGTATTTATTGTAACTGAGATGAAATGGAATTGGGAACATGCTATTCAAATGAGTCTTCAAGTAAATGAAATTATAGACGAATCTACTGGTGAAATTTTAAATTACGAAGGTAACTTTATTTATGTTGATCGTGAAACTCTACACACTATTGAAGACGTAGCAGCATTTGTTTTAGATTTGTTAGATGAACAGAAAAAAGGCAATTTACCTTATGATTTATTATTTTTGTGGGATTCAATTGGTTCAATTCCTTGTGAAATGTCCGTTAAGTCAAATAAAAACAATAACGAATGGAATGCAGGAGCAATGTCAACCCAATTTGGTAACAGTGTTAATCAGAAGATTACATTATCCCGTAAAGAATCATCACCATACACTAATACATTAGTATGTGTAAATAAAGTATGGACTGCAAAAGCAGAAGTACCTATGGGTCAACCTAAGTTGATGAACAAAGGTGGATTTGCAATGTGGTTTGATGCTACGTTCGTGGTAACATTTGGTAATATTTCAAATGCTGGTACATCTAAAATCAAAGCGATTAAAGATGGTAAGCAAGTAGAATTTGCTAAACGTACAAATATTCAAATTGATAAAAACCATATTAATGGTGTCCAGTCAAGAGGAAAAATTATTATGACTCCACACGGATTCATTAATGATACTGACAAGGAACTTAAATCATATAAAGATGCACACGCATCTGAATGGATGAAAGTACTTGGAGGTATGGATTTTGATATTTTCGAGGAACAAGATTTATTTGAACCTGAAAATATCTTTACCCAAGAACCAGATTAATATGAAAAAAAAAGAATTACTTAAACTTCTTGATAATCTTGAGGAGCAGGACACAGTTTCATCCAATAGATACGATCGTGTACTTTTAATTGATGGGTTAAATTTATTTTTTAGAAATTTTGCTATGATGAATATAGTAAATCCCCAAGGAGTACACGTAGGAGGTTTAGGTGGTTTTATTAGATCATTAGGGTCTTTAATTAATCAAATTCAACCAACATCTGTGTTTGTAGTATTCGACGGAATGGGTTCTTCTACTAATAGAAAGAACCTACTCCCCGAATATAAATCGGGTCGTAATATAACTCGAATTACAAACTGGGAAGTATTTGAAGATTTAGAAGATGAAGATGATGCTAAAATTAAACAGATAGTTCGCATTGCTCATTATTTAAAATGTTTACCTGTTAAAACAGTTGCAATTGATAAAGCAGAAGCAGATGATATTATAGCGTATTATAGTGATATTTTACCTAAAACATATAATTCCAAATGTTTTATTGTTTCATCGGATAAAGACTTTATACAACTGATTAACGACAATGTTATAGTGTATAGGCCAATAGAAAAGGAATATTATACTAAAGACACTGTTAAAGAAAAATTTGGTGTATTAACCGAAAATTTTATTTTATATAAAACCTTATTAGGAGATAATTCAGATAAAATAGCAGGTGTAAAGGGATTAGGAATTAAAGGATTATTAAAAAAATTCCCTGAATTATCTACTAATATACTAAGTTTAGATGACATCTTTTCTATTGCAGAATCTAAGTATAAAGAACATGTTATTTATTCTCGCATTGCTTTTGAACGCGATAGATTAGAACAAAATTATAAAATCATGAACCTAAAAAAACCTTTATTAGATGATAATGATAAAGAGTTTTTAACGGAATTTGCCGAAGATGATACTTTAGTTTTGAACACTGAAGCTTTTTTACGATTTTACCATGATGACGGGTTAGGTCATCTAATCAAAAATGTTGAGTTTTGGGTTAATGACACATTTAAAGTATTAAACAGTTTTAAGTAAAAAGTTATATGACATTAAGTAATTTATCACAATACGGAAGCGCATTCCAAATTAAAGTACTATCCTCACTATTAACACATAAGGAATTCTTATTAAATATCCATGATGTTATTAGTGAAGAGTATTTTGATAATCAAGCTCACAAATGGATTACTAGTGAGATTTTAAAATATTATCAAAAATATCATACAACACCTTCAATGGATGTTTTAAAGGTAGAACTGAAGAAAATTGATAATGAAGTACTTCAAGTCTCAGTTAAAGAACAACTCCGTGAAGCCTATAAAGCATCAGATGAAGATCTTAAATATATTGAAGAAGAATTTTCGAACTTTTGTAAAAATCAACAACT